AAAAACACAAACTGTACGAGTCGGAAACTTGAAACTCAGACTGAGACAGAAACAAACGGAGACCGGGTCATGAAACGAGACGGAAATCACAAACGGACGTTCTCAAACATACGAATCAACACAAACGGAAATTGGGTCTTATTGTTTCTTATTCTTTACACATGGAGTAACATCATCATGCAAAGAAACTAGATTTATTTTCAGCAGAATAAACTACTGGAAGACGGAAATCTGTACCGTACTCTTCTCCCAACAATTGAAGCGCCAACTTCGATGTGGGAGTATATATATTGTCATCTTTTAAGCTCTTCAGTTCAAGCACCGTTGTGCCTAAGCTGTTCACTCTTTTAATCAACTCGAAACGCCCTCCAAGCGCAACGTTGTTTCTTACCAACCAACGCCTAACATTATCCTCGTATTCCAATGTAGATTCCCCTGGTTGCTTTGAAGTAGATGACTGGGCCGCGGACGGCGCACTGTCTTGTATATTTTTCGGGGATTCACTGGGTTCATCATCATTTATGTCAGTACTTCTCGTCAAACCACGTCCCTGGTTTAAGGCCTCCGAAGCATTCGCTCCTTCATTGGCCCGAACTAAAAAGGGATATGCTCTTGGAGAATGTTAGTCCCTGCGCGTTCAATACGTCCTTGAACGGTCACTATGAAAGGAGCTGCAAATGCGTTAATGGCGTATAAAGCAATTACAGCTGATGGAGCTGTAATGCACGTCCCTTTAACTTGAAGGCTGAAAGCTTGCGTCTCCTCCAGAGCAACTGGCACCACACCAGTCAGGTTGTTGCCACATACGAAACTCTTGATACTGGTCATGGCTGTCATATCTGACATAGAAGAAATGCTAGTATCATCTCCTTTAAGACCCACCATAACAAATTGACCTGGAGCTGAAAAGCTGATATTGACGGTCAAGTCTTTTATAATGGCTACGCCAATGAGAGGTTCAAGGAACGTCTTGAGAACCTTAACATCCTTGATGCGTTTGACTTTGGTATGGATCTTGCTATCTCCTCCGGCCACTTCGAAAACGATCTTAAGAACATCATCACACCTATCACCATAATCTGTTGCCTGAGCATGGTAAAGACTCAACGCCAAAGGCGTCAAAGTATTCGACACTGTGCTGACCAAACTCATGGCTTGTGTTGGAGCAGTAGTAATATGACCGGCGCCTCCCCCATCTTGATTTGCATTGTTGCTAGTCGAAGCCATAGCTAGGTAGAATCGTTTTAATAAATTCGCTTTGAGAGGGTCATTGATTCCCGCCCTCTTCTAAATGAATAATGGGCATTTCCGCATGAATACGGTCCATTGACAATGCCAATTTATGTTCATCCATTGTTGCGCTTTTAGACTTGTCAAACAAACTACCTAGATAGCGGAGAGCTTTGACTCCCGATCGCAAGACCACATCTTTTCTTGAGCTTTGCATGAAACGTTGCATACGCTCACTCAGATTCTCTTCATGACTTAAGTCCAAGTGATTGTGTACATCGAGATCACCAGTTAGTAGATACCCAAAATTTTCGACGAAGCGTCGGTTCTTGAGTAAGTGTCTCATCAGTTGATTGTGGCATACACTTCTCTTCTGGGTCAACCAATCACTTAAATTTGGCAATCTATAAGCAAATCCTGCCTCATACGCGTAACTCAGTATGGTCTCAGCAGATCTGCCTTGCTCAATTCTCAATCTATGTCGGTACCACAACACCTCGGGATCTTTGAAGATGCCATCTGGTGTCAAGCACCATCCAACGAACTCGGCAGGTTCTTGTATCATCAACTTAGGTTGTAACTTGAAGTATTTTCCATTTTTAACCCAAGTGCCTCGAGGCAGAGTGCTGGGATGGAAGAC